TTAGCATTTGATGCTGATGCTGGCAAGCTTTGGGTTGCCAAAAATGGAACATACATGACAAACGCCAGTGGTGCTGGCAACCCTACTGCCGGTACTAATCCTGATTATTCAGGCTTAACTTATTCAGGCGGTTATTACTTTATGGCCGGTCCATATTACACAAACGGATCAACACTTGAAGCAAACTTCGGCCAACGTAGTTGGGCCTATGCCGCACCAAGTGGCTACAAAGCATTATGCACCGCCAACCTAGATGATCCAACGATTGCAGATGGCTCGACGGCGTTTGATACAAAATTATGGACCGGCAACGGAAGCACTCAAAATATAACTGGGTACAATTTTTCTCCAGACCTTATGTGGATTAAAAAAAGATCTGGCGCGTCAGATCAAGCTTTGTTTGATACTGTCCGAGGTTATACCAAGCGTTTATATCCAAATGACACTAGCGGCGAAGATACATCAACCAATAATCTGACATCGTTTGACAGTGCAGGTTATGGGTTAGGCAGTGCTAATGATGTCAACCAAAGCAGCCAGACCTATGTGGGTTGGGCCTGGGACGGCGGATCTTCCAACACAACAATTGCTGCTGGTGGTTTAAATAGCTCGGTGTATTACATGAGTGAAGTATGGAGTGATGATCTTTATACTGCTAATGGACCTTCTGACGCAGCCACAGTTACAACACAAAGTTTTCTATCGGGTTATCCAGCAACAAACCCTTTCAATGGTAACGGTAACGGGGCACACGAAACATATGCAGCAGATTCTCATAAAACAATTGTTTTTAGACCTGATACTGCTCTTACTGGTGTAACTAAACTTGAGTACTATACTAATGGAGCATATGCATCAGATGTAGGTTACAACAGCGCTACATCAGTAATTACTGGTAACACCACTACAGGTTGGCAAACTCTTTACGAAGGCACTGCTATTACTGTCAACTATGTGTGGGCTTATAAAAATAATGGTCAGGGTTCATTTACTGGATTGAGAATTAATGGACGTTTGCTTGTGGATTCAGGTGTAACACCACCAACCAACGTCCCATCAATCGCATCAACAGTACGTGCCAACCCAAGTGCTGGGTTCTCGATTGCTAAGTGGAACATGGGATCATTATCATCAACAGCCAGTGTCGGACACGGCTTAAATGCTGCACCAGCTTTCTATATGATGAAAGATCTTGATTCAGCAGATGGTTGGTACACATACCATGAAGGCGTAGGTAATACTAAATACCTAAGACTTGATCTCGACATTGCTGCGGCGACCCAATCATCTATGTGGGGAGACACATCACCAGATTCAAACACTTTTCCGGTAGGTTCTGTATTTAGTGGGTCGGGTGATTACATCGCCTACTGCTTCGCACCTGTCGAAGGGTATAGCGCATTTGGTTCGTACACCGGCAATGGATCTGCTGATGGTCCGTTTGTGTATACCGGGTTTAGGCCAAGATTTGTAATAACAAAGGCAAGTTCGGCCTCTGGGTTATGGAATTTGCACGATACCGAACGCTCCAATTCAAACCCTACTAGTAAGTTGCTGTGGGCAGATTCGTCTAGCCAGGAAGTTGATTATGCTGGTGGCGCTTTTACTATTGACTGTTTATCTAACGGATTTAAGTTGCGAGCAAGTACGGCAGCTCTTAATACTAGTGGCGTTACATACGTCTACGCCGCCTTCGCCGAACACCCCTTCAAAAATTCTCGCGCACATTAATTAATTATGCTTAAACTAAACAATAAGCCCCTGTCTTATGACCGGGCATTTACACATGCTGATATTCAATATCCAGCAAATTGGCTGCGCTTGTCTTCCCTTGAAGAACGTAATGCTCTTGGTATTACAGAAGTAGCTGATGCTCCCAGTTGGGATCAACGCTTCTATTGGGGTGTTGATAATCCTAAGGATCTAGCTGGACTTAAGACACAATGGTCTGAAACACAAACTGCTATTGCATCTGCTTTGCTGGCACCTAGTGACTGGCGTGTCATCAAAGCTAAGGAGACTGGAACTAACATTCCGACTGCTTGGAAGACATACCGTGCTGCCATCCGTACAGCATGTAATACACGTCAAACAGAAATCAATGCTGTATCTGATGTACCAGCTCTTAAAGAGTTGTTCTTTGGTGCAGCAACTATCACACGTCAACAGACTGATAGCGAAGGTGTTGGTGTTGTTGATGAAGACAACAAACCTGTTATGGAAACAGTAGCCAACCCCGCCTTGGCTACAGCCTGGCCTACACCTATTTAATTATGATTACTCTTATCCGTCCAATCCTATTCTCGTTTATGCAATCAGAAAAGGTTAAGTTCCTTATTCTTGATCTTCTTAAAGCATACGCAAAGACAACTGACAATAATATCGACGATAAAATTGTTGGTTGGGTACGAGATGCACTATTTCCAAATAAATAATGGAGTGGGAAGCAATACCTGTCTTCCCCTACCTAGAGCTGCCTGAAGCGCCAGGATTACCCGGTCCTATACTAGAAGTACCTAAAGGGGAGTTACCCTCCTACAAACCACTTGTAGTACCTCCTAGTTCTCTTAGGCCGCCACCCGGTATCAAAGGGTTCGACAGCAATTCATATGATGAACCGCCAAAGGATACTAAACCTGAGGCTAAACCAGCTACACCTTATGTTCCACCAGAAGCTCAGATCATAGGCATTCCTTTTACGGACATTGAAGTCCCGATGCCTACAACAACGATTATGACTACTGCAGCTACTACTGCATTTATTTCAGTAGCTGCCACATTAATAGGTCAATCATTATTTAAATACTTAGTTTCATTATTTAAACCTATTATCAAACAACTATGGAGCAAGTTAAGAAAGAAGAAGTTGGAGGAAAACCAAAAAACTTCTTAGAAAAAGTAAAAGAGAATACAGAAGACGAGCTTCAAATCCTAGGTACATTTGTACGTCTAGGTGTTGTAGTTTGGAGTGGTTTTATTATTACCCTTAACTACGTAGAACTACCAATGTTTAAAAAGAGCGTTGGTGGGGACATAACATTTCCTGCTTCTATATTTACAGGAGCACTAGCTACATTTGGTCTATCTACATCTAATAATAAGTCCAACAGTAAATCCTCTGATCCTAAAAAGAAAGAAGAATGAAACGCTTACTCGTGCTTTTGATGTTGGCTAGTCCAGCAGCAGCTCAAAGTGTCACCCCTAACTTTACACAGGGGTCAATGCAATCAACCACTACCACCACTATTGATATCGATCGAACTATTGAGACTGAAGTCTTTGGTGGTGCTTATTCATCATGGTCAGGAACAAACGTAGTACCAAGTGGAGATATCACGAATGGATCCACAACTTATTCAGTACATACTGCCGGAGATCAATTTCAACTAGAAGTTGTAACCAGAGCAGCAGGGGTAGTCGAGTCAATCGACATCGACGAAACTATCGAACAGGTTTCTACTACTACCTCATTATCAATCTTCTCGCAGTAACACCTGCTTACGCAGAAGATCCTAAAGTTCAAAATACATCAAGTCCTGTGGCAGCAGCTACAGGCAACGTAACTAATCAAGCGGTGCAGTTCCAAAATAATGGTGCACCGTCAAGACAATACTTCAGTGGTAATAATAGCTGTAATGGTACAACCATGCAGTTCTCACCATTTTATATGGGTAACGATACAACCCCTATGAAAGCAGATAGTTACGTTAAAAGTAATAACTGGGGAGCGCAGGTTAGCTTCTCAGTTCCATTAGATGGCGGCATGATCGAAACCTGTAAAGGTATCGCCCGTAAACACGAACAAAAGATGCGGCTTGACTATGAATTAGTTAGGGCGTTGAAATGTACAGAAATCATGCAGAAGGGCTTTACCTTTAGACCTGGCTCACGTGTTGAAATTTTATGTAATGACATCGTACCAATAGTCGCACTTGAATAAATGGAAGCAATAGTGTCTGTTGTCATCGCAGTTGTTGCTGGTGGCGCAGCTATAAATAATAGACTACACAACCGAATAAACAATGTACATGATCGCATCAGCGGTCTCGACAGACGAATAGATGCTATTGAATTAAATGTGGCTCAAGACTACGTATCCAAAGCTGATTTAGCAGTAATGGTTCAACGTATGGAAGACCATATGGTACGCATCGAAAACAAATTAGATCAAATCGTATTGAGGAATTAATGACATTTAAATTAGTAGACGTAACACGCGACAAAGTACTGCAAGAGTTTGAAACTGTAGAACAAGCTGAAAAGGCTTTGCGTCATCAATCAGTTGAAGACTATGTACGGCTTGAAATCCAAGCAGATGCTAAACCCAAACCTAAAGCTAAGAAAGCAAAGAAGGTAGTAAGTGAAGAAAGCGTCTGAAGAACAGTTCAATGAACTACACAACTTAGTAACAACAGAGTTTCTAAAACGTGTCAAGTCCGGTGAAGCTTCTACTCAAGACTTAAAAGCAGCTTGTGATTGGCTAGCAAAGAATGATATT